ACTTCGCAGCAGGTGATGACATTATTGATGGTGCAGATATAACCTCTACAGGTTTTTGTGCGGCAGGAACTAATGGTCAGACTAATACTGTTGTGGGAAGTGCAGCTTCAACTTACACTCAATTTGTAACTACTACAGATACTATTGATGCTAAGATTGCAGGAGCTGCTCCAGCTACAGGCAGACTTAGAATGTATGCCACTGTCATTGATTTATCAGGACATGGCTTAGATGATAAGGCTGACGAGGTCGATAGAGACCAATTAGCTTAAACTTTTTCTAGAGGAGCAGGGTAACTTGCTCCTCTACACTTATAGGAATTATACATGGCAGAAAGTTACTTAACATTAACTAATAAAGTTTTAGCAAGATTAAACGAAGTGCAATTAACTTCAAGTAACTTTTCTAGTGCTAGAGGAATACAGGTTCAAGCACAGAATGCAATTAATGAATCTGTTAGATATATTAATCAAAAAGAATTTCAATATCCTTTTAATCATTCAACAAAAACAGAAACACTAGTTCCGGGAACAGTAAGATATACCATACCTACAGATGCAAAGACAGTAGATTATAATACATTTAGATTAGTAAAGGATTCAGATTTAGGTTCAAGTGGTGGTAGATTATATATTATACAATACAATGATTATGTAAATAGTTATATCACACAAGAAGATGAAATAACAACTACAAACTTAGATGGTTCATTAACAGATTCTGCTACAACAATAACAGTTAATAGCACAACAGGATTTGATTCAACAGGAACTATCTTTATAGGCAATGAACAAATTACATATACAGGAACATCTTCCACTACATTTACAGGTGCTACAAGAGGTGCAAATGATACAACAGCCGCAGCTCATAGCGATGATACACAAGTAGCACAGTTTGAACAAGGTGGAGTGCCACAATATGTAGCAAGAACCCCTGATAATAATTTTTTATTATATCCTTTTCCAACAAAAAGTTTTAGTTTAAAATATGACTTCTTTTCTTTTCCAACAGATATGTCGGCTCATAGTGATACAACAACCATACCTGATAGATTTGCAGCAGTTATAATTGATGGAGCTACTGCTTTTGTTTATCAGTATAGAGGAGAGACAAATCAATATCAGCTAAACTTTGCTAGATTTGAACAAGGTATAAAAAATATGCAGACATTGTTAGTAAATAGATTTGAGTATATTAGGTCTACATTTATACCAAAAATAGGATATTCAAGTAGTGCAGATTTAAGTATAAGGATAAATTAAATGCCTGACTCTTCGCAAGTACAACCTGTAGCATTTAACTGTGAAGGGGGATTAGTTCTCAATCGTTCTACATTCATGATGAAACCGGGTGAGGCATTAGAGCTACAAAACTTTGAACCTGACATAGAGGGTGGCTACAGAAGAATAAATGGATTTAGTAAGTATGTATCTGCAGTAGTTCCTCAAACTTCTGCATCTACAGAAAAAGTTTTGATGGTTGCCACATTTGGTGATAAGGTTGTAGCAGCTAGAGGAACAAACATATTCACAGCAGACGCAGGTGGTTCATCGTGGACTACAGTAGATAGTGGCAGAACAAGTGCAGGTAAATATTCTTTTGAAAGATTTAACTTTGATGGTAATGATAAGTTAATTGTAGCAGATGGCAATAATGCACCAACAGTTTTTAATACATCATTTAGTGCAACAGATGTGTCTTCAGGTGGCAGTGGAGAAGTAAGCACTGCAGTAACAGGTGCTAAATTTGTTGTAGCATTTAAAGAACATATGTTTTACGCAGGTATGTCAAGTGCTAAACAAGAATTAATATTTAGTGTGCCTTTTGATGAGGATAGCTTTGCTACTGCTAGTGGTGCAGGAAGTATAAAAGTTGATGACACTATAACAGGGTTAAAAGTTTTCCGTGAAGATTTATTTATATTTTGTGAAAATAGAATATTTAAATTATCAGGAACATCAAGCAGTAACTTTGCAATAACTGCAGTGACAAGAGACATAGGATGTATCAATGGAGATACGATTCAAGAATTTGCAGGTGACTTAATATTTTTAGGACCTGATGGACTGCGTACAATCGCAGGTACTGCTAGAATTGGTGACGTTGAATTAGGAACTATAAGTTCTAATGTTCAGAGTTTATTTGATGAAAACTTATCAAGTGCATCAGAGTTTGATTCTGTGGTTATACCTGATAAGACACAATATAGAATATTTTTTACAAAAGCTAATACTGCAGAAAACGCAACAAAAGGTGTCATCTGTGTGCTGAAAGGACAAACTTTTGAGTTTGCAGAGATAAGAGGTATCAAACCTGCATCAACAGACACATTTGTATCTGCAGGAAATGTCATAGTTTTACATGGTGCATACAGTGGTGGATTTGTATTTAGACAAGAGTCAGGCAACGACTTTGATGGAACATCAATACTAGGAAAATATAGAGGTCCTGATTTAACATTTGGTGATGCAGGTATACGTAAACATATGCAACGTGTTATTATTAACTTTGCACCTGAATCAAGTGTAGATGCAGACTTATTTTTACGATATGACTATGAATCTGCAGACTCATCAAGACCTGCAGCTTATGCCCTAGATTCACAAACAGTGGCTGCTTTATATGGAACAAGCACGTATGGTTCAGGGTCATCGGTTACAGGAACTTATGGTGGTGCATCGCAACCTTTATTCAGACAATCTGTAGAGGGTTCAGGTTTTGCAGTTGCACTAAGAGTTAACGATGGTGGTTCTACTGCACCATACTCACTAAAAGGATTTCAGTTAGAATATCAAGTAGGAGCAAGAAGATAAATGGGAGCTACATACACTAGACAATCATCTTACACTGACGGAGATGTGATAACTGCTGCTCATACCAATGATGAGTTTAATCAGTTATTAGCAGCCTTTGCAGCGAGTACAGGACACACTCACGATGGTACAACTGCAGAAGGTGGTCCTATTACTAAGCTATTAGGTAATACACTTACTTTTGGTGCAGGAACTGCAGGAACAGATATAACAATAACATTTGATGGTGAGACATCTGATGGTGTTCTCAAATGGATGGAAGACGAGGATTATTTTGAATTTAGTGATGACATACTTGTTGCTTCTACAGAGAAGTTACAATTCAGAGACACAGCTATATACATCAATTCAAGTACAGATGGACAATTAGATTTAGTAGCAGATACAGAAATACAATTAGCTGCCACAACAGTAGACATAAATGGTAACGTAGATATATCAGGCACATTAACAGTCGCAGGTGCAGTAGACTTTGGAGATGCTGCCTTATCAAATGTAGGTGCTGTACAATTAGATTCAATATCTGGTGATGCAGATACAAATACATCAATTACATTTTCAGGCTCTGATGTTATAACAATAGCAACAGGTGGTGAAAATCAAATAACATTTACTGATGGTGCTATTGTACCTTCTACTGATAATGATGTAGACTTAGGTTCAAGCTCTGTAGAATTTAAAGACTTATATATTGATGGCACTGCACACGTAGATGCTATTAATTTTAATGGTACAGCAATCACTGCTACTGCAGCCGAGATAAACATTCTTGATGGTGTAACCTCAACTGCATCAGAGTTAAACTTAGTAGATGGCATAACTGCAGGAACAGTATCTGCTTCAAAAGCAGTAATAGCAGATTCAAATAAAGATGTAAGTGGTTTTAGAAACCTAAGTATCACAGGTGACTTAACAGTGGCAGGTGATGACATTACTATGGGTACAAACACTGCAGGTAACTTACTTATTGCAGATGGAACAAACTTTAACTCTCTAGCAGTCGGTGACTTATCTGAAATATCTACAGTAGCAAACGATGACGTATTTTTAGCAGTAGATACTTCAGGTGGTGGTCTTAAAAAAATTACAAGAAGTACAATCGTATCAGGATTAGCTGTTGGTGGTGTTGCATTATCTAACGTAGTAGAAGATACTACTCCACAGTTAGGTGGTGACTTAGATGTAAATAGTAATGATATTGTATCCACATCAAATGGTAACATAAATTTATTACCTAATGGTAGTG